GGCAGGCCAGACACAAGAGCTGTCGATCTTAGCCCCGGCTGATCACTGTGACCAGTGCGTCGGCGAAGCGCGAAAAGGCTGGTCGCCAATTGGAACGCTTATACCAATCGGTCAGCGAACATGCTTGGCGCGCTGTCGCTGCACGATGTCTTATCGCTAAATATCAGTATGACGCTTCGTTTACGAAGCACGATACTTGCAAAATACAGAAAGAGCATGTATAGTATGACTAAGCAACAACAAACGACTCCTACATCGACGGAAGGGCTGACGCCAACCAACGATGCAAACCCCGACCTGACGGTCACTCCGCAAAACCTGACGGCGAGCGGCTCAACTACAGAGAAAACACCAATCGGCTCACTTCCTGCTGACGTTCAGGACTACATTCGACTTTTGCGCGGCGAAGCTGAAGAGGCGAAGAAGCAGCAAAAGGCAGAAGCGAAAGCGAAGCAGCAGCTAGATGAGCAGAGGCTACAAGAGCAAGGCGAGTATAAAAAACTGGCCGAAGCGCACGCCGCACGAGTGCAACAGCTCGAACCAATCGCCGAACGCTATCAGCAATTGAGCAAATTAGTCGGCGAGCAGATTGACAGCGAGATCAAAGATTGGCCGTCAACTGTTCGAGCGCTTGATCCAGGCGCTGACGCAGGTATCGAGATACGGCTCGCATGGAAAAGCAAGGCGAGCGCGATTGTTGGCGATTTACAGCAACAGGCGCGCGGCCAGCAACCCGGCAACAGCCCGAATCCGAAACCGGCGAGCGGCTCGTCACCAGATACGCTCGCTCGCACGTACGAGCAGAGATTACGCGCCTCGGGAAAATACGGCGCATAGCTGCATTCTTCTTCTCAGCAGAATACAGCGGCGCATAAGGCCATTGGTGGAGGCGTGAAGATGTGGAGGATGTGGAATTATGGCCGCTGTACCAAAGAGTGTACGCCGTCGATCTCGACTGGCGCGCCGCCAACCTCTTGCAGCGTTTCCGGCCTGATTGCTGGGGAAGCACTCAGTGCCGGGGATGCCTGCTATATCAAATCCAGTGATGGGAAAGCCTATAAAGCGACTGGCGCGGCGGCAAACGCGGCGGCGGTCGTTGATGGCTTCGCGCCGTCCGCTTGCCCGCTCGGTGAAGCAACGTCGCTGTATTGGAATGTCAATTTCTACTATGGCGCTGGCCTCACGCCAGGCTCTTTCGTCTATCTGTCGGCAACGACGGCGGGAGGGCTGGAAGACGCAGCAACAACGGGCGGGACCACTCCTATAGGTCGTGTTATTGATGCATCTCGCATCTGGGTACAGAAAAGCTATTGAGCTTAGGGAGGATGTGAGATGACTTTCGGCACTTTACAGATTTTCGACACGATTGAAGCGCGTCGTGTCGCCGCTGACAACTACATCAATCAATTCGACGAGCAAGCGCTCTATCGGCAAATTCAAGCCTTCCTCAACGTCCACAATCGCTTAATGGATCAGATGACCGCCGATATCGTCGAGCCAACGACCGAACGTTTTTTAACCTGGGGGAATGTCGCGCAAACATCCATGCAGGATGGCGACGAGTTTTCGCGGCCTGATGTGCAGAAAATGCAGGTCACGCCGACCACGATGGGCTTTCCTCTCTACATCAAACAGGCGGCCTATGGCGTCACCAGGCTCTTTATGGAAACGAAGACGCTTGGCGACCTCGAACAGGTCGTGCTTGCCGCAACAGATGCCGACGTGCGCGAGCGCCTGAAGATGATTCGCCGGGCGCTCTTCAATCCGACGAATAACTTGACCTACGCCGACCGCTTTCTCGATAACGCTCTCTTGCCGCTGCGTGCGCTGCTCAACGCCGATTCTAGCTATATTCCTCCTGATATGTGGGGAAATATCTTCGACGGCGCGACGCATACGCACTATAGCGGCACTGCCAGTTATAGCGCCGCCAATCTGACTGCGCTCATAACAAATGTGTTGGAGCATTATAACGACGGTCGTATCTTTGCCTATATCAACCGGGCGCAAGAGACCGCGACGCGAGGCTTTACCGGATTTTACCCCTACTACGATGCGCGTATTACTCCCTCGATCAACCAGGATGTCGCCAATGGTCGTGCGCTCGATCAATTCAGCGTCTATAACCGGCCTATCGGCATCTTTGGCGCGTCAGAGGTATGGATCAAACCCTGGATTCCCGCAAATTACGTATTCGCCTTCAATCCAGACGCGCCGAGGCCGCTGCGCATGCGTACGCGCAATCCACAGCGCGGCAATCTGCATATCGCCGCCGAAATGGAGATTTACCCACTGCGAGCGACCTACATGGAACGCGAGTTCGGTATCAGCGTTTTCGAGCGAACGAACGGCGCGGTGTTGAAAACGGACAACGCGACCTATAGCGCACCCGCTGACTGGGCCTTGTAGCGCGTCTCGTTCATTTGCCTTCGAGCAAGCATTCATAACAGAGGAGAGTTACAACGATGGCAGATAGCAAGAAGAAAGACCAACAGCCTGCACAGCAGCCACAAACGCAAGAAGAAATCACACAACAGCAAAATACTGCGCTGCCTGGCGGTCGCTACAGACGGCCAGACGGGACCATTGTTGATGCAAACAATGTGCCAATCAAAGAAGAGCCGCAACCGTCAGGCGAGACCGCGCCAGCGCCGCAAGAGCCGCAACAGGGAGCATAAAGCATGGATCGTACGTCAGCGCTCGACTATCTCACTGGTCAGTATGCAGAGTTGGCAACATACGCCAAATTCACAAGCGACCAGACGACCGCCGCCTATACAACGGCAATTGATATGTCGCTGCGCTTGCTCGATTACGGCGAGTTGGATCTCGCGAGCGCTGATGTCAATCAAGCCAACGTCTTGAAGTATCTGGCGCTGCTTGACTACTTCGCGCTTGATCGTTTCGCGAAGCTCTTGAGCATTCAGTACGACGTGACGTTGCCTGGACCTTTGCAAGCGGCGCGTTCGCAAGCATTTAAGAATGTCATGATGCTCAAAACGCAAGCTGAAATGAGGCTTGCAACACTTGGTATTGATATCGGCGCGAGCAGCGGCTCATCGATGAAATTTGGTCGCCTTACGCTCGATTTTCTTGAGCCGTCGAGCGCGGCGAGAAGGGAGTTTTAAAGATGGCCGGGATTGGCGATATCAAAATGACATTGAAGGTCGATACGAGCGAGCTGGAAGCGGCGATCATGCGTGTGCGAGCGGGGCTTGATGTGCGCACGAAATGCGCGGTCGCTTCCTGCGTACGGCAAGGCTTAGAACGCAACTTGATACAAACGAGCATCGGGCCAGCGGCCAGCGCCAAACACGACATTTTTCTCTATACGTGCGACGAGCATTTCGGCGATGTATCTGCGCTCAACGGTGAGGATACGACCGCCGCGCCGCTGTTTGAGGAGGTCTAGCAATGGCGCTTGTCAGCGACACAGATCTCGCATCCTTCGGCGACCTGGCCGAAGAGCTGCTCTTGAAAGACACCTGTGAGATTCTGCGCGCTGGCACCGCTGTAACTGATCCGGGAGGGGGCGGCACGAGCAGCGAGCAAGTCGTTGATACGTCGCCGTGTGCGTTGCTCGACACTGGCCTCTCGCCTGGCGAACAGTTGAGCGCCGAACAGCTTGAATCGCGCGTCATCAAACAAGTGATGTTGCCGCGCTTGCGAGATGTGCGCAAATCCGACACGCTGCGCATTGGAGGAGTACGCTATCACGTGATCGCGGTCAGTGATCCAACTTCGTATGAAGTGCTTCGGCGCGTGTCGGTCTATCGGGAGGAGTAACGTGTATGGTTGGAATAACGCTCATTGGCGTCAATCAGCTTTTTGCCGACCTGGACGCTCGCGCGAAAGACATCGAACAAAAGACAGACGAGGCGATCAATCTGGCAGGCGAGACGTGCGAGACTGAGGCAAAAAAACGCGCTCGTGTCTCGAAGAATCCGCCGCCTGGTCATACACATATGCGCGACCGGATCAAGCATACACATGCACATCTGTCGAGCGAAGTTGAGTCGCCAGCGGATTATAGCGGATTCAATGAGTTCGGAACGGTCAAAATGAGCGCGCAACCGTTCATGCGACCAGGCTTTCGCGTTAGCTCGAAGAAGCTACAACAAGCGCTCAGGAGCATCTAAGCATGATTGGAAGTGCGACGGCGACGACACAAGCGGCGCTCTATGCAAAGCTGACCGGCGACACGACCATGATGAATATGCTGGCGACACCAGGCGTGCTTGATATGGCAAACGTTGCAAACACACAGCAATTTGACTACATCACGCTTGGCGACGTACACGAGCAGCAAAGCGACTCATTTACCAGCCGTATCTATGTGCTGGCGTATACGCTGCATATCTGGACACGCAGCTCAAATACACAACATAGCTTCCGACCAGCACAAATGATACTCGCGCGACTGATCACGCTTTTGCATCGGAAAGCGCTCACGATCAGCGACCAACGACACATTGGCACCTGGTATCTCGACACGGTTGAGATGCTCGACCCTGACGGCTTGACCCAACATTTAGCAGCGCAATTTCGCATCGAGGTGGAGGAGGATTTTTAGATGGCAGTAGCGGCATATGGTGCGAGTCTGACGGCTGGCGGCACGCTCATACATGACATAGACACGTTCGATCTTCCATTCGAGCGCGACCTGTTAGAGACGACCAGCTTTTCAAATACGGCCCCCGGCACGAAAACATTTATCCCCGGACTGCTTGGCATGGAATCCAAGCTGTCCGGGAATTGGAACGTCGGAGACGCGGGGCAACTGGCGCTCGAAGATGCCTTTTTCGCCGGAACGATTGTGAATCTCGTCGCAACAATCGACACGAAAACGTATACGTTTGATTGTTATATCGGTAAATACACCGTATCTGGCGATGTGCAGGATAAAGCGACCTGTGAATATTCCATCACCATGAACGGCAACGTCACACGTGCATAAGTACCATACTTTACTTATGAAGCCACAAACTGACGAGAGAGAGGAAAAGAGATGGCCGTTGCTGCGTATAGCTCGAAAATCCTGGTCACGTCGCCGCCGTCAATAGCGTTGAGCAACGAAGCGACCAGCGCCAGCACAGATCGAAAGACCTATACGATTGTCGATCAGACAAAGCGCATGCTTGACGACACGACACCAGCCGCCGTGCAATCCTCGTCCGATGGCTTGACCTGGACAACGATCACAACAGGTTTTACGCTGCGCTACATCGGCGCACAAGTGCTTTTTGCCAGTGCGCAGCCGGTCGGTACGCAAATACGCTTGTCGTCTGGTAAATATTTTCCAACGGCGACGGTTGGCGCTGGCGCAAACACCGCTGAATTTGCAGGCGAGCGCCAACTTGAAGACGTGACTGTGTTCAACGACAACGGCGTCAAGAGCGTTTTGCCGACGCTCTTATCAGGTGAAATCACAACCTCCGGTTTCTGGCTCGACCATGCTCGTGTGAAGGCGCTTGCAGACGGGGACCGCATTATCGGCTCATTTGTGTTGCCAACAGGTCGGCGCATTGAAGGGTACATGTATACCGGCAAATGTGGCATCAAAGGCGAAATTGATAAGCCGGTCACTGAAGAGTTGACGCTACAGCTCACAGACGAATTTTTTCGATCATGAGAAATGGGACACGTAAACGTATGAATGCAGAACAAGCGAGAGCGCTGCTTTTCCAGCGCAAAGTTGCTTATAAGGACTTTGACGGCGAGATCCCTGGTATTCCCGAACTGAAGGGAGAGCTAGGTATCTTAGAACTTCCAGCGCGCGAGCTGGTCAAAGCGACCAAAGGTGAAAACGAGAGCGACGAGGCGCTGCAACTGGCAACTATTGTTGCACAAGCGCTGGCGATGCGCGGCTCGAAAGAGCGCGTTTTTTCCGATACAGATATCGAGGCAGTTGCAGGCTTCGGCTTGTCCATCTTGCGACCAATTGCAGAGGAAGTAAACGCGGTCTCAGGTGTCCCTCCTGAGATGGTCGAACACGCAAAAAAAAAATTAAGTGCTGATCCGCTCTTGCGTTTTACATTTACGCTCGTGCGCGACC